AAGTACGAGGCACAACGCAACCGCTAATTTGGGACTACCACCATGGCCAACTCGATTCTTACTATCGACATGATCACGCGCAAGGCGCTTGAGATTCTCGAAAACAACCTCGTTCTGACCCGCAACGTCAACCGCCAGTACGACGACAGCTTTGCTGTTGAAGGTGCCAAGATCGGTTCGACCCTGCGTATCCGTCTGCCCGACCGCGCGCTGGTCACGGACGGCGCTGCCCTTCAGGTGCAGGATGACAACGAACAGTTCACCACGCTGACCGTTGCCAACCAGAAGCACATCGGCGTGAACTTCACGACCGCCGAACTGACCATGCAGTTGGACGACTTCGCAGACCGCGTGCTGAAGCCGCGTATCTCGCAGCTTGCCTCCAGCATCGACGCTGACGTGGCCAACGCTTACGCCACCATCGGCAACACGGTCGGCACTCCCGGCACCACCCCGTCCACTTCGCTGGTTCTGCTTCAGGCCCAGCAGAAGCTGAACGAAAACGCTGCCGTGATGTCGCCGCGCTACGCGACGGTCAACCCGGCGGCCAACGCTGGCCTGGTTGAAGGCATGAAGGGCCTGTTCAACCCGACCGACACCATCAGCAAGCAGTTCAAGAACGGCATGATGGGCACCGGCGTGCTTGGTTACGAAGAAATCAACATGTCGCAGTCGATCAAGCAGTTCACCACCGGCACCCGTACCGCCACCGGCGCCACGACCTCGGCGGCTGTCACGGCTGAAGGCGCCACCACCATCGCCATCACTGGCGCTGGTAACGCCAACACCGTCCGCGCCGGCGATGTGTTCACCGTGAACGGCTGCTTCGCTGTGAACCCGCAGACCCGTGAAAGCACTGGTTCGCTGTTCCAGTTCGTCGCGCTGGCCAACGTCACGCTGGGATCTTCGGGCGAAGGCAACATCACCGTCGCGCCGATCTACTCGGCTACCAACGCGCTGGCCACCGTGAACTCGCTGCCGGCGACTTCGCAGGCTGTCGTGTTCGTGGGTGCTGCTGGCACCCAGTACGCGCAGAACCTGGTGTACCACAAGGACGCCATCACCTTCGCCACCGCCGACCTTCTGCTGCCGCAGGGTGTCGATATGGCGTCGCGTCAGGTGCACAACGGCATCAGCCTGCGTATCGTGCGTCAGTACGACATCAACAACGACCGTCTGCCCTGCCGTATTGACGTTCTGTACGGCTTCAGCACGATCCGTCCGCAGATGGCTTGCCGCGTCTGGGGCTAACCTGAAACCGGCCCCCGGTGCGCCGGGGGCCAACTTCTTTGAAAGGATTCTACAATGGCTCTCCCCAATGGCGGCGGTGGTTATCAGGTCGGCGACGGCAACCTGGCAGAACCGCTCATCGACGCGATCCCGCTTCCGGTTTCCATCACGGCGGCTGCTACGCTTACCCCCGCTCAGGTGGTGAACGGCGTGATCTTGGCCAACAGCGGCGTTACCACCTCGCAGACTTACACGCTGCCGACCGTGGCGCTGCTGGAAGCAACTCTGGTCAACTCGGACAAGGTCGGCACGTCATTCATGTTCCGCGTGGTCAACCTCGGTACGTCATCCGGCACCGCGGTTATCGCCGCTGGCACCGGCTGGACGATTTCGGGTTCGCTGACCATGACCATCCCGGTCACGACCGGCGCCGTCATGCTTGCCCGCAAGTCGGACGTTGGCGCTTGGACGCTGTATCGCGTCGGTTAATAGAGGTCAGCCCTGGCCTTCGGGCCGGGGCTACCTTTTAGGAGAAAGACAATGGCTAACACCAAATCCATCGGCGTTGCCTACAGCGATCAGGACATCGTCGGCGCGCAGTATCTTCTGAGCGACGAACAACTCGGCTACACCGCCGCTGCACAAGGCTCTGTCACGCAGTTGACCAGCAAAAGCACGGCGGTGACTCTGAACTCGTCGGCTGGCCGCATTACCATGAACGGTGCGGCTCTCGCAGGCAGCACTGCCGAGACGTTTACGCTAAACAACACCCTGATTTCGACCAACGACGTTCTGATTGTCAATGTTTCGGCAGGTGGAACTGCGGCTGCTTACACAACGTATATCTCCAGCATGTCGGCGGGTTCGGCTGCTGTCACGCTGCGAAACATGACGGCGGGTTCGCTGTCGGAAGCAGTTGTGATCAACTTTGCGCTGATCCACTGCGCCTAACAGAGTGGGCGGCCTTCGGGCCGCCCATTTTACGGAGTTTCTATGTCCGTTATCTACATGGTTCACCCGACGCACGGCGCAAAAGTGGCGATCTCCGACGCTGAAGCGATTTTGGATGCAATGGATGGCTGGGAACGCTATGATGTGATTACATCATCCGTGGTGACGGACGACGACGAGGATGAGATCGTCAACGAGATGGCAACACCAAAACGGCGCGGGCGGAAACGCAACGTCGTACAAGATGTTTCGGAGTAAACCCTCATGTCTAACGCATCCGCTCAGAGCATTATCTACAAGTCGCTCCGCCTTCTAGGTGTGCTGGCTTCAGGCGAAGCGCCCACGGCTGCGGAAGCGCAGGATTCGCTGTACAGCTTGAACTCGATCATCGACTCGTTCGCGGCAAACCCGCAATATTACTACACAAATTTGGCCGAAACATTTTCGACGCGCTCGTCGCAGTCGAGTTACGCCATCGGCAATTCGATCATGTCGATTGCCACGCTTACCAGCGTCACCACCACCGCGACCGCTACTACGGCACAGCCGCACGGTCTGGCTACAGGTAACTTCGTGACCGTAAGCGGCGCTTCGCCGGCGGGCTACAACGTCACGGCTGCGGTTACCGTGACCAGCGCCACTACGTTCACCTACACGATTGTGTCGGTTTCCGGCGTAGCCGGCACAGGCACGATGGTGTTCGCCAACGCCGACTTCAACACGTTGCGCCCGATCCGCGTTGTCGGCGCGTTCATCCGTACCGGCTCTGGCGCGACTGCGATAGACTCACCCATAGGTATCGTCACTGAGCAGTTTTGGAACAACATCGCCGACAAATCTGCTACGGCTGCTATTGCGACCACGCTGATGTACCGCCCAACTTATCCGTTCGGGCAGGTCATTCTGTACCCTACGCCCTCTGGTGTAACGTCGCTGTTCCTCAAGACGGAACGCACTCTAAACACATATGCGTCGCTGACCGATGTTGAGTTTATACCGCCAGGCTATCAGCGTCTGCTCGAACTGTCGCTGGCCGTGGAACTGGCGCCGGAATACGGTTCACGCGCCGCGCCTGAAACGGTTGCTTACATCAAGTCGAGCCTTGCCGACATCATGCGGACTAACATGCAGAAGCTGTCGTCGTCCAAGATCGGGGCTATCCCGAACCCCAACGTGTTTGCCGTCGAGGCTGGCATGGCGCAGACTGGATATTCTGCTGGGTTCAACGGCCCTTCAGGGGGGTAAGCTGTGACAACTGTCCGTGAACTGCTGAACGACACGCACAGGTTGTTGAACCTGACCGCTTCGGGCAACGTCGTGCCTGAAGTCAACTACCAGGACAATCTACGCACCCTGAACCAGATGCTTGATAGTTGGAACACCGAAAGGCTTTCGGTGTTCTCGACGCAGGATCAGGTCTTCACGTGGCCTGCGGGCGTGCTGTCACGCACGCTGGGGCCGACCGGCGACTTTAGCGGCAACCGCCCGGTGCTGCTGGACGACAGCACATACTTCCGCGACGCCAGCACCGGCATCAGCTACGGCATCAAATTCATCAACCAGCAGCAGTACAACGGCATCGCGGTCAAGACCGTGACCTCGACCTTCCCGCAAGTGATTTTCATCAACAACACGTTCCCCGACATTGAAATGTTCATCTACCCGCGGCCCACCCGCGCGCTGGAATGGCACTTCATCTCTGTCGAGGAACTGACTGAACCCGCCACGCTTACGACCGTGCTGTCGTTTCCGCCGGGCTATCTGCGAGCGTTCCGCTACAATCTGGCTTGTGAACTGGCGCCAGAGTTTGGCATCGAACCGTTGCCGCAGGTGCAGCGGATCGCCATGACCAGCAAGCGCAACCTGAAGCGCATCAACAACCCTGACGACATCATGTCCATGCCGTACAGCCTTGTGGCGACGCGCCAGCGGTTCAACATTTTTGCGGGTAATCC